AAGCACGTGACTTAGCAGTTACAGATACTTTCTCGATAGCGAAAGACATTTGAGCGAACTCAGCAGCCGTGCCATCACCAAGAGCTTCTGCATCAGCAGTAGCAAGACCAGTACCAGTTGTTTCTGATCCAGCACCCAATGCGTTAGCATGAGTTCCAGCACCAGAATAATCTGAATCTGACTCGGTGTAGAAAGCTTCTGGCTTACCGCCAGTGTCTTCGTACTTAGTACGCATTGCGAAGATAAGTCCAGTAGGACCAGTCATTGGCTGAACGCCAGCAATGTCATATGCAACCAAATTAGGCATTGCACGGCGTACTAGAGAGATCAGTACGGGATCATATTTAGCCATATCAGCAGTTGAGTTAGCAGGTGCGGCTTCTAGCAATGATGTAGGTGAATATCCACCTTCTTCGATCATAGCTGTTTCTGTGTTCTCCAATAGAGTTGCTGTAACAGCCGCTCTGTGAGAGTCTTGGATACCCGGTAGAGCAGTATGCTCTAGGATGGGCTTCCACTTGTTCATCAGTTCTTCATTTCTCATTTTGTGGTTCTCCTTTTTTGAGATTTTACTTAGTAGTATTTATATAATAATTATTTGGCAAAGCGGTTTAAAGAATCTGCATAGGCAGCAACGTTCGGGTTAGAACTAATTACTGGTTTAACATCATCCGCAATCTCTTCATTAAGAAGATCAGTTTCATCTTCAGATACAACAGGAGCAGATTCGGTAAAGTAGTTGTCACGAATAGCAACAAGTTTCTTACTGTAGTCTTCTACTGTATCGTAAGATACGCCTTCTGAGAGAACACGCAACTTGTCTGCTTGTGTGTCAGTTAGATCCTCAGAAATTCCTTTGAATGCAACTTCAAGGTCAGCTTGTGTCTTAGCTTCACGAACTTCGATCATTTGCTCAACAATCTCGTTATATTTAGTAGTAGACTCTTCGAGCTTTCCTTCTAAATCAGCAACGATATCCTTTTGCTCATCATCGATTTCCATGTTGTGTTCAACAACAAGTCCCTTAATTCCAGTCAATAGTGATTCAGCGACTTCAACTTTAATGTTGCTTTCGATCTGAACCTGATTGTCATCCATCCAACCTTCTACAACGTAGTCGAGATAGGCGTCAACTTTTTCTACTAACTCTTCTACAGCAACGTTTACTTGTTCCTGTAGATCACTTTCAAACTTTTCTTCTAGTGTAGCTGTTTCAGCCAACACTTTTTCGTGTACTGCGGCTTCAAAGATGGCGACTGTTTGCATTTTAAAGTCTTCAGATAAATCTGTTCCTTCAAACATGCGCTCAACAGCTTCTTTCATACCTACATCGTTTTTTCCTTGAGGGGTTTTGACATCATCTTCGACATCATCAGCTTTTGCATCAGCGGCTTTTTTTACATCGCCCTTACGCTTTTTAACTGAACCACCTGCGGGAGTAACAGCATCGGCTGCAACAGAATCTTCGCCCGTAGCTTTCGCTTCATCTAGGTCTAGATTCTTTTCTAGTTCTTCACTCATTTTGACTTCTCCTTTTATAAGTAGTGTGTTCATTTAGTATTATTTATAAAAATCATGTGTTACGCTTTTAGCGCAAAGACCTTACAAACCTTTCAAATAGAGCGGCAGCTTTCACTTCTAGCTCCTTCGTAGATACTCTTGCGGTATCTCTAATTTCTTCTTCGATCTGGTCAAAAGCTTGCGCTACAGTCCATGAAGAAGAAGCAACATCATATATCCATTCTACCCCTTCCATAACACCCTTTACGAATGCGTCAGGAGCAGACGGGTCTGCAACGATGTCTCCGGCAGTTGCAAGCATAAAGTCATCTTGCACTTCCATGATTCCGTTCTTATTCTGTTTAATTGATCCCATGCCACGTGACGAAATACCAACTAGTCCGCCTTCATCGATAATGTTCTTAACGATTTTGCCCATAGGGGTTTCCATAATCTTAGCACGACCAACAATATTCGAACCGTCTTGCTTTAACTCTGTGAACATGTGAGATACACGATCTAAGTTAATTGTTGGTCCAGCTGGATGTCCTAGTTCGCCATATGCACGATTTTTCTCAACATATGTCTCATTATATCTCTTCATCTCTTTTGCGAGAATTCTTGAAGGATACATGCGACCATTTCTGTTCTTGATATCACCTTGCATGATGATACCTTCGATGAAGTAGTTCTTGCCGGTCTTTTCGCCAGCTTCGTTAAGAATATCTTCTGAGATATATTGTACGTCTTCAACGAGTTCTTTAATTAGTAATGACATTATCCCTCCCTTACCTGTAGACGACTGGTGTATATGAGATAGCGCCAGTAGGTGTAATAGTTTGACCGACTTGCTTCTCAATAGTTACAGTTTCGCCTGGGTGCATTTTGAAACTGTATGTTAGACCAGCTTCACGATTAACTTCTGTGTTCCCATTTACTGTAACTGATGTTTCCGCCGTTGCACCAATCACGACTGTGTTTAATCCACTAGCAAGTTCGTTACAAATTCTAACTCTAGTTGCTAAAGTGCCCGTGTGTGCGGCACCACTTGTGGCAGCGCCTGCCAATGCAACGAGTATGCTTGTTCCTCTTAAGACTCCAGACATATTATTTCCCCGCACTCATGGCAAATTGCACCATCTTCATGAAGTTATTCTTATCATCTAGCATGCCTTCAACTTTCTTTCGGTTTGCACCGCTGAGTTGCTTATGCATAGAAATGATCATTGATGCGGTAGTCAAGTCAACTTTCTGCTTCTTACCGTCTTTAAATTTTACTGCTTTCATAGATTTTGATTTTACGATGTCTTGTAAATCAGCTAGAACGCCTTCAGTGATCTCTTCAGAAACTTCCTCAGAAACTTCTTCGTCTTTCATAGCCATCTTAGTAGCAGTTGCATACATAACGTCTTTAGCTTTGTCGCCGTAACGGGATTTGAATTCGCCCATCTTTGCTTTCAAAGATTGTACAATTTCTTCACGCTTCTTTTCCTGCTCAGGAGTCATTTCTGATTCAGAAGCTTCGTACACTTCTTTATCTTGACCCTCTTCACGATCTGCTTCACGCTTCTTTTTCTTTTTGCCCTTGATGTCACCAGAAAACTGGTCATCAGGTGCGACTGGATGGTCTTGCTTGGATACAATATGTTTGTCTAAAAAGTTTTGTTCGTCCGGAGACTTAGGTTTATCAACCGTCTCTGCAAGCATGTCCTTAAAGCTTTTCATGTTAGCCCCTTACTCTTCTGTTTCAGCATCAGCTTCAACAGAAACTTCTTCTGGTGAAAACATTGATGTATATTTGGTTTCGATAGCAGACATCATCTTGTCCGACATAATATCGCCGAAAGCTGACTCAAACCCTGTTGCGTCTTTGTCTTGCGCTTTCTGTATCAATTCTTTTACACTCATTTACTATCTCCTTTATTATATAATCTTATTTATATTCTTTTATAACTGTTGTTTAAATATCTAGATCGTCTGCGTCATTATCGTCTCCGAGGGCTTTTTCCGCTTCTGCGGCAGCTTTGTCCTCTTCTTCGATCTCCTCTTTCATCTTCTCGACATCATCTTCACTCATTTGAAGTACGTTCTGACGTACCCAATCACCAGAGTAGTATTTACCTACATACTCATCAATGTCTCTTAAAACGCCTAGACGTTCTCTTAGTATCTCACTAGACTTCAATTCTTCAAAGTGGTTGTCACTCATGAAGTCATAGCGAAGCATTGATTGAATAGCCGGCCACTCTTCTGGAGTGATGATTCCTTTTAGAATCAGTTGCTTCTCAAGTATCTTATCAAATAGCGTTGAGAACCTAGTTCTCAATCTGTTAACAAACTTAGCAAACTTGATCTCATCTCGTGAAATCTCACTCGCTCTACCTAGAGAGAAACCTGCATCAGTTTCCATTCTAGAAATAGGCACGTTCAATGACTTAAACAAACGCTTCTGGAAGTATAATACATCGTCTAGTTCGCCTAGATTTTGTCCACCAGGTAGTGTCGTAATTTCAGTCCCTCTACCACCTTCTCTTCGTGGTAACCAGAAATCATCTGTCATAGACATATGTCTGCGGTCATCTTTTACGTCACCAGTTGCCATGTCATAGACCATGCGATTCTTATGCTTGGTCATCATATCACGTAGATATTGCTCTGCTTTAAGCTTAGGCAAATTACCTACATCAATATAAAAAATTCTTCTTTCAGGTGCTCTTGAGATCCTATAGATAACAACTGCATCTTCCATCATTCTCAACTGATTCAAAGGCTTATATGCTTTATGCATATGAGATAGAACTAATGTGCTAGTCTCATTAAGTAGCCCAGAATTAGCAGTAACAATCGAATCTTTAGCAATCTTAAGACCGTTCATAGCGGAGTTGCCTTGGGTTTGCTGTTGCTGTGCCCCTGCTATTCCTGCCATGTTATTAAAGCCCTTCTCACTATAGATGAAGTACTCGTTTTTAACCTTTTTAGTTACTAGTTGGTTTTCATTATTGTTACCAACTTTTTCTTTCTCGAACTCACGAACTTTACGAATCTTTCGTGGATCAATATAGCGTAACTCTTGTATACCTTTACGTGGTGCTGTATTATCGATCATCACGTGGTAGTTAATTCTTCCGTCAACGTACCATTTCTGAAACGTTTCGTATCCGCTATTAGAGAAGTCTAACAGTTTTAACACCGAGTCGAACTCTTCTCTAATCTTCTTCTTAATGCCATCAGATAAATCTACATCATCTGTAATACATTCAACGACTTTTGCATCGTGGGATATACATATAGCTTCGTTAACAATGTCATCAACTGCTTGAGAAACCTCAGGCTGTTGCAACATAGTTCTATATTTCTGGACTAACTCAGCTTCAGACTTTGCTGTACCATCCATATCCAAAAAGCTACTGACACCAGTGCCTGTTGCGGCTATATTTACTGAGCCGTCTTCTTCATTCGCTTGAACGAAAGAAGGTATGTTGTTATTACCTTCTGCCTTTCTCTTTATCTGAAAACCAAATAATTCCATAGTTTATCCTCTAATAAAGGGAGAGAACATCTCTCCCCTATTATTTCAATTATACGTTAGTGCCGCCGGTACCAGTGATACCACCAGAAACGTTCCACCAATCGTACTGAAATGTCACATCAAATCGTTCAATATCGTCTGTAGTATTCCAATCCATGCCAATAGCGGCGATGTTTGAAGGATACAGTCCGTTAAAATTATATACTCTAAGAGGTGCACCAGTTTTTGAGAACTGGGTGATTTGCGCCTGAGACTTGTAGTTAGACGTAGCCGCTGATGCGAGTTGTCTAGTATTAGCCTCATGTGCGTTAATCGATGCCATCCATTCTTCCATTGCGTTTCGGATTAAGAAATCCTCATCGTTCATGATAGTAACAGTCCATTCTGCGAATGTCCTATCACCAGCAATCTTTACTTTACGTCCGAAATATGGAATCTCGATTGTACCCAGAGTTGATTCTGGGATTTGTGCCGCCTGTACCATGAAAGGTGTCTTAAGATTCGCAAGTCCGTTAATGGGATTAGTAATCGCCACCTGGAATAACGATGCTTTAGCACCCCCGAAGGTCAGTTGGCTTTTAATTTCATTAATGTTGAAAGCCATTAGTTATATCTCCTTTGTTAACATATTTATTAAAACTGACCAACGATTTCTGAGAACTCTACGCCAGATCTTACTGCTACGAAATTCAGCTGGATGAAGTTAATAGAACGTGCTGGCTTGATGAAGATATCTCCAACAAACTGATTGCCGTCAATGACTGCTCCAGTGTTGTTTGTATCATCACAAACTACTCTAAAGTCATAGATTCCACGTCTACCTTGTACATCACGTAAGAACGGCTCTACTAGGTTTTTAAACTGCGCTCTTGTGAACTCATCGTTAAATTCGAATAGAGTTGACTTAGCGGCTACACCGATAGTCTTCTCAAGAACAATGAACAATCTTCGAACGTTAATTCTATCGAATGCACTAACATTAGTTGTAAACGTCTTATCACCGAACAATATAGTTCCTTGTCCAGGCTGTGTTACAATTGGGTTAATACTCTTCTTATATAGTAAATCTCTCTGAGACTTGTTTGGATTAACAAGAAGCTTAATAACATTTTTAACGTTACCTCTGTTATATCCAGCTGGTGAGAACCAAGGGTCTCGAACATCGTCTGTTCTAGCACAAAGTCCAGCAACATCTGCGTTCATTGGAATCCAACGATACACATCTGCATACTTATCGTACTGATATTTATATCCGCTGTCTGCGACTGCATATGTGCTTGATGATACTGTGCCTGCCCATGCAATGATAGCGTCTACAGTATTATCCGTTAACTCAGGTGAAACAAATGCGATACAGTCCTTACGAACTTCAGCGATATTATCGATGATATAGTTAGCAAGTGTTACGCCTTTAGCTTTACCTTGAATTATGAACGATATATCTACCTCTGCTGGATCAACGTATAGATCGTAACCTAGAGCTACTTCACCAATAGTTGCATCGTCTTCATCATTACCGTCTGCGCCTGCCGTAAGAGTTATACCAGAAGAGAACGTTGTAGCTTTGAGCAATACTGCTTTAGCAATTGATACTGCTAGCCAAGATGAGTTCTGAGCAAGCACATCAGTGATAAAGTTTGTTGAACCGTCAAACTTAGTTGAAGTAGATGTAGTAGATAAATCTTCCCATCTTTCAATTATTGTTCCTACTGTTCCTGAAATCAGTCCGTCAATGTCTTTTGCTACTACGTGTATGCCATTCGTTGAAGGTCCTGCATCAAATAAGTTTGCATCTCCCCACTGAGTCTTGAATGTGCTTGTATAATTAACTGCACCAGTGTACTTAGAAGAAAACGTTATGTTAGATTTCCAAGTTGTTACGGGTGTGACTGTGTGTGATGTACCTGCACCAAGTGCTGTTATGTCAACTGCTGTTGTAGCCGTTGCGTTAGCAAGAGTAGTAGCAAGTTTAAAGTTGTCCGCATCTGTACGAATAACAAAGTATTTTTGACCGTTAGTCAATCCTTCAATTGCAGTACCTGAACCTCTTGAGTAGGCAACTGCTTGACCTTGTGTGAGACCGTGACCAGTTTTAGCAATAGTATCTGTCGCTACGACCACAACTGCGGCGTCTACACTAGTAAATGTTACAGCCGAACCTGCGGCAGCATCTGCTACTGTCGAAATCCCAGTGATAACCATTTCTTTATTGTTTGTTAATACTACTCTGTCGCCTATTCCTGCATATAATGATACTCCTGCAGAAGTAGTGAATCCAGTCATAGTGCCTGCTACTGATGATGGTGTCAATGAAAGAGTTTCACCTCGAGTCGTTGCATCATAGTTACCAGCAGTACAATGTGATACTTGAATAGAGTTACCGATTTTGCCTTTATAGATAGCATCCCAGTTGTCTGACGCTGCCGCGGCAAGTGACGCAGTGGCAACACGTGTGAC